AACAATATTATAAGCAGAAAAAGGAATTACATTATAAATTCCAAATTTTTCAGATATTTCTAATTTTAAATAAAAATCTCCATATTTACAAAAATTTCTTACCCACCCCCAAAGATTAAATTCTATATTAAGTATAGAATAAAATAATTGTTCTAGTATATTTTGAATATTTTCATCAGCAGATCTAATCTGTAATAAAATTCCATTTTCATCTTTTAACGTACACTCATCAGCTATAATATCTAATGCTGAAGATATGATTGCATCTGTATCCATTGAATCATAATCAGCGTATATTTGTACACGGGCTGATTGATAATTTTGTGCTAAATTTAAATTGACTCCATAAGCAGTAGAAGTCGTATATACTTTATGAAAGCGATCAATTAATGAGTTAGTTTGTATAACACCATTAGCTTGAATATTATCAGGATCCATTACTGTGATTCCAGTTCCGCCTTTAGTTCCAGTATTTCTAATAATCACATCAGTAGAAAATAATCTTCTAAGTGATGCGAATAAATTATCTTTTTTTATTTCAGGTTGTGCCATAATTATTTAGTTATATAAGCCAAGTTAAATCTTGTTGATAATCTCCTCCTGGTGCTGATATTTTCATACTCCAAGGATTTTGAGCATTATAATTATTTGCTGCATAAAATCCTAAATCAGCAGAACTTTTACCAACATTAGTTATTGCAGCAATAGTTAAACTATCAGCTGTTTTTTTGTATCGTACTGATGTCTCTCTTAAAAACATTGCAATCGCAAATGCCATTACTAGATCATCATTATATCCTTGCATGGCTTGTTGCTTACCATTTTTCCAAATAAACACTCTTAATTCGTCTAATAATCTTATTGATCTAATTGTCACATGTTTATTTTCTATATAGTCTCTCATTTTTTCAATAACATTTAATCTAATTTTAGTTGCCATTGTAAATCCTGGTACTAATGTATGATTTCCATTATGAACTGAAAGATAGGTTTGAAAATCAGCGCTATTGTCAGCTCTGTGACTGTAGTGCATGTTAGTATATCCACTTTCTAATACAGATTGAATTACATCCCATCCTATATTAGCGTTTTCTATCACTAATAATGCACGATTATATTTTGTGGCTATAGATATTAATTCATTTGCAAAATATCTAGTATCTATTTGAGCTTTGTATTCTGCTACTTGCGTTAAAGTATCTACATCAATTACATGATACGCAGAATAATCCATCCCGTCTCCTCTGGCGACGTCTGCTACAACCATATAGTATTTCATAGGATCAGGAACTTCCCACACCCAGAGAGCTCTATCTAACACCCCAATATCAATTGGTTCTTTAATCATGTTCTCTGAATACCAATTTAAAATTTCTGGTTCAATCACTGTATTACCTGAAGTAGCGAAGTCGCAATTATGGGAAACTATATCATTTGAATAAAAAATGCTTTCATTATTCACATTTACTAGATCATACAAAAATATTTCCCCGCTTTCTAAAGTTTTGCTTAAAACAACTACTTTGCTATTATTTTTGCCATCTAAAAAAGATCCAATCTCTAAATCATACACAAAAACTTCAATTCCATCTCTAATAAACTTATGATTAGTAGAACACTTAATACTTTTTCCGTTAGAAAATACAATATTATAGTACGCGTCTTTTTTTAATGCCCTTATAGCAGAGAAAGATTGAAATCCTGATGGCGTTAGTACTTTGTATTTACTATTTTTTACGAGTTCTATCATATCTTTATTCTATAAAATTTACAGTCAAGAAAAGACTCTATTTCTTTTTGCCTGCGTATATCAGACTTTCTTAAATTTCCCATTGAATCATAATGATGGAGCTCATCTATTTCTAGTACTATATTATTTTCATGATCATAAGCGTCTAAAAAATATCCTAATTCTTTAATAAAATACTCCCCTCCATTTTCAGCATGAGAAAAATTATAATTATTTTCAATACCAAAGTTTTCTATTAATGATATAGATTTTTTATTATAGCGCGGAACAATTTGACCTTTTCCATCATGAATATATTTTAAAGTAGATATTCTCATTTTTAATTTAGTAGCATCTGTGTGTTTTCTATTAGTCTGAGTTTTATGATACTCAGGACACTTTCTGCAGTATTTATGCCATGTTATTGAATTTCCACAATTACACTTCAATAAAGAAAAGTTTTTATCATACTCAGCTATAAATTTAACTCTTTTAGAAAACGAAATATAGTATTGTATAGATGCTTCCGATATTTTGTTTTTAAATCTGGCAACAAAAAAAACTTCTAAATCTTTAGTGTGTTCATAGATTGACTTGTATAATATCATATCGGCTTTTATAAGACTTCTATTTTTGCCTTTTCCATATAATGACTTATAAAAATCGTCTCTCAGTAATAATTCTCTAGTAGCGCTATAATCATATGTATCTTTTATGCTATCAATAGCGTTATTAGATTTTTCCCAAGATATTTTTACTCTATCTGCAATCGCATTCATGTTAATAAATATTCCACATAATCACTAATTAGAATGTATGTCTGAATATAGATCATGTAAAGATATAATTTTTATCTCTTTAGTCAATTCATCTAAAACACATATTTCAGAATCTCCAGCGATGCAATCACACTCTTGTGCTGCGTTTCTTACGCCTAAATCGATATCTTGTTGCTTTCTCCACTCAATGTCTCTTTCAGGATGTACTGTCCAAGGTAAAGATATAGGTAAAAATGCGTTTTCTTGTTTTTGTGCTTTTGAGTATGTTGCATGAAACCAGTTACCAACACCATTTGGAGTCGATAAAGCTATACACCCTCCTCCGGTAGCTAAGGTCATCTTAGCAGCTGTGTAAATTGTTTCAATATTATCAATGAATGCGGCCTCATCTATTACTAGTAATGATACAGCTTCAGAACGACCAGCGTCACCTGCTGCAGATACTGCTTTAATTTGAGAACCGTTACTTAAACTAAGACTAAGTTGATTATTTGAAGTAGATTTGGCTATTTTTTTCATCCAATCAGGTAAATTATTGTAAGCAAATCTTACTTTAGTTACCATGTTTTTTGCAGTTTCCTGCTTAGTCGCAATTACAAGAACGTTTTTATCCCTTTGAAACATCATTAACCATAAAGAATAAGCAGAAACTAGTGTAGATATTCCTAATTGTCTTGACTTATTAATAATCGAATCAGAATGTTTTTGAAATAATTTCAGTACTTGTTCTTGAAAAGGATAGAGATCGAACATTTGTCGACCTCTTTGAGGATGTTGAATCATATAAAATTTCTTCATGAAATACACTGGGTCTGTAGCGCATTTCAAGTATTCATCTTTTATACGTTCTTTTATATCTATATTATCATTCTTAATTTGCATATTTAAAATATAGTCCTCCTGTTTTATTAATTTTTTTAGCGCATACTTTTATTATATTAGAATAATAAATAATTTTTATATAATCATCTAAAAGTTGTTCATTAATGTTATTAGACATTAATTTTAAATACTCTTCCTTAATTCTATCTTGTATGTTTATTCCTTCAGCAGCCATATTATTTATGAGTAGCAATCAATACTGCTCCTGCAGCAATTCCTAAAACTATTGTTTTAATTTTTTGATTTCTAATTGATCTATTTGCTTTTTTAAGACTTATTTGTAGACCTCCAACTTCTTGTTTGTATGTATCTATTTGTTTTAGATGCAAATCAATAATAGCTTGATCATCTGATTCTTTTTTATTAAGAACACTAATGACTTCTTCTTTATTTGTAATAATATCTGTTTGCACAGCTACTAAACTATCTGTTTTAAATAATATGCTTTTAGTTTTATCATATTCTAATAAATCCACTATTGCTGCTTTGGATACTGGTAAGGGCAATCTTGTTGTGTCTTTCGTAAATACGTTATATAATTGGCCATATCTGTTTAAGAAGAAACTATCGGCTTCCATTGGAGTATATACCTTAATAATTTTAATTCTTGAACTATCATGTTTTAAATTAAAAATTGCTCTTTTAAGATCAGTAGATTCACCTTGAAGTTGATCATTCCAGTCTTCTAAAAGAAATATTCTATTTTGTAAAGAATCATTTTTAAGGCTAAAAAAAGTAATTTTATCTTGTAAAGAATCAATTTTTACTATATATGGTTTAGTATCAAATTTCTTTTCTGGCTTAAAATAATAAACCAAAAACGCAACTATAATGACTGATAAGACAGATACAATGATTGTTTGTTTCATAAAAACTATTTATTATAAATATGTAATTAATTTGATTCGTCTATAGAAGATCTTTTAGTCTTATAAAAAGATACAGACTTTTCCCAAGATAATTGAGAATGTTTTAATCCATAAATGTAATATTCTTTTTTACCATCAGCGTAAATCCATGCAGGACCATCTATTGAATGTGGCTTAGCAGTTTCTCCAGGAATTTCTACTAAATGTATAGTATTACCATCTGTAGTTGTGATGATTCTATATTGCGGTATATTTGACATTATAACTTGTTTAAACAAATATAACCCGGTCTTACGACTGGGTATAATTTATCTTTTATGTATTAAAGAATTCTGAAAGCTAATTTTTTGTTGGAGGGCTTATATGCTGATAATGCTGAATCAAATTCAAATTGAGAACTAGAAAAACTCTTTAAGTTAAAATTAGCTGTATTTTGTTTAACATTCATTGTTAAATATAGTTGTTTAACTTCAGATTTACTCATTATATCAGTCAAAGCTTTTTTGTAAACTTTATCGCTATTTAAATAAGCCGCTACATAATTAGCTAATGGAGCAGTTACAATTCCAAAATATCTTTGAGGAGACAAATCTCTCCATTTTAAAGGAAAGTTTGGAGATTTTTGTATTAATTTAAAGAAAGACCCAAATTTATTTTTTATAATACCTTCTTTTTGTTGATCAGTAGTGGCTGATTTTAATAAATTTTGCATATAAACATTTAAATTACCGTGATTAATATCTTGAGCAGGTATTTTTACGATCTGTGATAATTTTTCAAGTCCAGCTAAATGTTCTAAACCTTCAGATTTTATCATTTTTGCAACTTCAATAGGTCCTTGAATTGCATCGAATGATAAAATAGTTTGAAATATTTTATATAATTTTTTTTGCCCTGGTGTAGTTAATTGATCTTTTTTAAGATTTTTTATAGTATCAGTTATAGTTGCTGCGCCACCTTTATTGTATTTAGAAGATACATTATATCCGTCTAATATAAAATCTGCTAAAGGATTTGCTTCATCTGCAGGGAAAATTAATCCTGATCCTGAATCTTTTACACTGTTTAATAATACTATTGCTCCTAAGCACTCTCCAAAATCAGAACCAATCATTCCTAAATCTTGCGAGCTAACTTGTGAAATAGCTTTTTTAGTTCTTTCACTTAATTGAATAGGCTCATTATATTTTGTAATTTCTGATACATCTTTAAATCTACCTTTTGGTGATTTTGCTAATACATCATCTACTAAACTATCTAAAAGTTCTATTAATTTTGGATTATTTGTAACTGATGGTATATTATTTTTAATTGTAGTCGCTAATGTAGCTGCGCGTTTAAATGATTTAGAAGTAACACCTAATTTATTTGGAGTTAAAGCTTTACCTTTTGTGCTTGCGCCTTCTTTCATAGTACTTACTACAAATATGGATTCTCCTTTCTTATAGTTATTAATATCTTTTACTAATTCAATTTTATAAGTAGGATAAGTACTAGATTTGGACTCACCTTGATTTTTTTGAAATTCAGTTATTTTAAAAGTTCCTTTAGGTAATAATTTACTTAAAGTTTTTTCAATTACAGATTTTGTATCTGTTGATGTTTTAAAATCAGCTCTTAATACTGGACCTCTGTTACCTTTATTCTCTGTTGATACTTTAAATCCATCATCAGAAATTGCTTTTTGAATAGCTTTGTAAAGGGTTACTGTTTTTTCTGTGTTCTTTTTCATTTGATTTGTTTTTGGTTTAGAAGGTAAATTTACTTCTTTTACCAATACCCTAATCATTTCTTGATCATTCACAGAAAATTCTTCATTGGTTATCAATAATAAATTTTTTAACATATTGATTTTCAATGCTGATTCTTTTAACGATTCTTCACTTTCTGGAGCTGTTTCTTCTCCTGTTTCAGTGGTTTCTGTGCCTTCCTCACCTCCAGTTTCTGTAGTTTCTGCACCACCTCCAAATCCACCACCGCCTCCAGTAGATCCTCCTCCAGTTTCTGGACGAGTTCCTTGTTCTGCTCCTTCTGGGC